GGCGGCCATCACCTCCTTCCAGTTCGCGAGCACCGAGGCCGGCTCCTGGGCCAGCACCCAGGTCAGCCCGGTATCGGTGCGGATGCAGAGGTCGCCCCGCTGCGCCGCCAGGGCCAGCATCTCGGCCTGGCTCGCCACGGTGAACACGTCGGTCACGGCCAGGGGGGGCAGCTGGCTGGTCGGGATCACCCCGGTGGCGTCCAGGGAGGCGTAGCCGTTCGGCTGGGCCTTGCCGGCGAGCGCCTGGTACGAGGCCAGCGCGGTGGCGAGCTCCGTCTCGTCGACGTACTCCGGGGGGATGGGCGGGGGCTCGTAGTCCGCGGGGAGGTAGCGCGTGTCCGCTTCGTCGGTCGACAGGTACTGGGGGTGCGGGTCGGGGGCGGAGAGGTGGTCGCTGCCCCAGGCGGTGCGGAGGTAGTCGATCACCCCACCGGTACTGGGCGTCTCGTGGTCGTGGAGGGGCAGGGGCAACCCGGAGCGCAGCCGGCCCAGCACCGAGGCCCCCCCGTTCGTGCGCGTCGCGACCGCGCCCCCCGTGGCCGGCGCCCCCGTGGCGCCCCCGGCGGCGCCCGCCCCGGTCGTCCCCCCCAGGGTGCTCCCGCCCAAACCGCTACCGGTGGGGTCTTCGCTCATGTGCTGGCCTCATTTTACTCGCTTCAGGGCACCCAGAAGACCTGCGTCCGGCCGGCGGCGGGCGGCGGGGCGAGCTGGCAGACGAAGTCGACGGTGAGCTGGGTGCAGCGGTAGGCGCCCTCGTCCGCCCCGGGGGCGAACTCGCTCGGCGCCCCCAGCCCCGCCTCGAGGCTGGCCAGGAACGCCGGGGGGTCGTCCGGCTCGAGCGGGTAGGCGAAGTCGGTCACGGCGCGGTACTCCCCGCTCAGGGTCACGTCGTCCTCCGTCCACAGCATGGCCGGGCGCCCGCCCCCGCCGGTGAACCCCAGCCGGCGGTAGCCCGTCCGGCTCGGGCCGTCGCCGGTGCCGGACTCCGCCCGCAGCACGTACCAGCCGATGAGCTGGTGGGCCGCCGTCCCGGTCGTCCCCGCCTCGGTGGTGGGGGCGAAGGCGGGCAGGGGGGTCAGCCGGTACATGTCCACCGGGCGCGAGCCCGCCGGCTTGGCGACGTAGGTGGCGTCCCCGTCCGGGGGCGCCTCAGCGACCGCCGCCCAGTTCTCGGGCGCCCCCGCCACGGTCAGCTCGGTGGACGACCCGGGGGCGATCGGGAACAGGGTCGCCACGGCCTTGGGGCCCAGCCACTCCTCGGGGTCGTTCTCGGGGCCCCAGCCGTAGTACACCACGTCGTCCAGGTCGACCACCACCGCGCTGCCCGTCGGGCCGACGGCGCCGAAGCGGTAGTGGGTGAGGCGGTTGGGGGCGTCCGGCACGGTCGCCACGCCGGTCACCCGGGCCACCTCCGCCCCGTCGACGCGGACGGCGACCAGGGCCCCCTCGAGGTCGTCCGCGGGGGCCGCCAGGGCGGTGCGGTACTCCAGGTGGACCCACGCCCCCCGGGGGACGGCCCCGGCCCCGGAGGCGACCAGGACGCCCCCGGCGGCGTCCCCCAGGCGCACCTCCACCGTGCCGTCGGCGAGGACGAGCAGCGACTGCTGGGGGGAGGCCGGGCCCCCGCCCAGGGTGTCGGCCTGCATCGCCTGGACGAGCACGACGTCGTCCCCCGGGGCGCCCGCCGAGAGGCGGACGTGGGCGGCGAACCCCGCCGACTGCTGCTCCAGCGGGGTGGGCCCGCTGGGGTCGCTGGCGTAGACCCCGGCCCCGGCGAGCCAGTTGCCGGCCCCGGCGAAGCGGGCCGCCCGGCCGACGAAGGGGCCCGTGACGTGGGTGTAGGTGCCCGCGGTGTAGGCGTCACTCCCGATGAGGGGGGCGTACTTGAGCCCCGCCGTCTCGGGGGTGAGGGCCTCGAAGCTCTCGGTGAAGAACACCTGGGTGAAGAAGTCGGCGTGACGGGGCGGGGCGGCCCCGGGGGGGGCGGGGAGGCGTCGGGGGGCGAGTCCGGTGGTCACGGGGGTCGTCACGGGGGGGCTCACGGGGTCACAGGGCCCGCAGGAACAGGGTCAGGGTGACCAGCTGCACGGTGGAGGCGCTGGTGACGGCGACCCGGAGGACGCTCCCCCGGGCCAGCGGGGTCGTCCACCCCGCGAGGGCCTCGCTGCGGGCCTGCTGGGCCCCGGCCAGGGTGGGGGGGGCGCCCCCGCAGACGCTGGTCACGGCGGGCCAGGCGGCGGGCGGGACGGGGGCCAGGAGGTCGACCACGACGCTCCCGGCCGTATCGGCGTACAGGGCCCAGCCCTCCAGGTGGTAGGCCCAGGGGAGCTCGAAGTCGCAGTACGTCCCGGCGCCCAGGGCCCCGCCGGCCCCGGACAGGACGACCACCACCGCCCGCCGGCCGTGCTGGCCGAGCCGGTGCTCCTCCAGGAGGGCCCCCATGCGCGTCTCGGCGGCCTGCGCCGCCTTCTGGTAGACGCTCCGCCACAGGGCGGCCAGCGGGGCAGCCGCCCCGAGTGCTCCGACGGGCCCCCCGTCCGCCATCTCAGGCCCGCCTCATCTCAGGAGCGCCGCAGGCACCGGAGGCGCTGCGTGAACACCCCCCGCTCGTCGAGGGTCACCTCCAGGTGCTGGATCCAGTAGTGTCGGCTGGGGTCGGTCAGCCCCAGGCGGGGGCTGGTCAGGTGCACCGTCCAGCCCGGGGCCAGGGGGTCGTCCCGGGGGGTGGAGAGCTCGAGCGTGTCCAGCACGGTGTTGTATTCGGCCAGGAGGAAGTCGGCCACCGCCTGGCAGGCCAGGACGTCCTCCGGGTGCTTGGGGTCGTCGATCAGGCTCTTCTCGAGCATCGGGGAGGAGAACGAGGCGGCGACGACCGGGAACCCCTCGGGGTACTCCGCCGAGACGGTGTCCGGGGGGATCGGCAGCCCGGGGGGCAGGTAGGGGGCGAAGGCGCTGGTCACGGTGAACAGGCAGGTCGCGGCGAACGCGATGTTGACGTCGGTCGGGTCGCCCGGCATCAGGCTGGCGTTGGCCGGGTCGGGGCCCCCGGTGACGGTGACCCGGTTGGCGGCGCCGGCGGGGTCGCGCCCGATGCGGGCCTCGAGCACGTCCACGCCCTCGGTGAAGGAGGCGTCCGGGGCGGCGTCGGGGACGGTCTTGTACGGCGCCCGGAAGACGGTGCCCCCGGTCGTCTCCACCGTCCGGTAGCGCCCCAGGGGGCCCAGGGTGGGGTGGGTGTCCGGGACGGAGGCCTCGTCGAGGGCCTCGATGTAGTCCAGCCCCGACTGCCCCTCCTGCCAGTGGAAGGGGTTCGGCGCGAGGCGCTGCTGCCCGTCCACCGTGGCCAGCCCCAGGGTCTTGCCGGTGCCCCCGATGTTGCCCGCGGTGTAGGGCACCCCGCAGGCGTCGAGGACGGCCATCACCTGGGCCTCGTCGGGGGTGCCGGTGGCGGGGTCGACCATGAGCGTGCCCCCTTTGGTGGTGTTGCGGACCCAGGCGGCGCGGTAGAGGCGCCCCTTGCAGTGGAGCACGTTCTCGATGGGATAGAGCGCGTTGTCGATGGGGACGACGTACCCCCGGAACTTGGTGTCGGGGCCGTCCTCGGGGGCGTTCGCCCCGGGGAAGCAGCCCATCTTGATCTCGATCTCGCTCCAGTAGCTGATCTCCACCGTCCCCCCCCCGGTACGCCGGACGGTCGCTTCCGAGTAGCGCTGGTCGTAGCCGAACGAGCAGGAGGCGGCGAAGCAGGTGGGGTCGAGGACGGCCTCCGGCTCGGGGTCGTCCTCCGTCGGCGGGGGCGTGATCCAGACTTCGAGCACGGTGGTACGGACGGTGGTGGTGGCGCTCATGGGCGCTCGTCTCCGGGCATCCCGGGGGGTAGGGTGGTCGGGTGGGCGGTGACTTCCGCCAGGTCGCCGACGAAGAGCCACTCGGTGCGACACAGTTGGGGCAGGGGCCCGCCCCGGCGGTAGTAGCGGGAGACGGAGAGCAGCACCACCGCGTCGTCGCCCTCGTCGGTGGAGAGCGTGCCGGAGGCGCCGGCGGTGCCGGGGAGCGCCGCCAGGGCGAGGTAGTTGGCCTCGTTGTCCAGCCGCACGGTGACCGTGCGCCGGTGGAGCATCGGCCCCCCGAGGTCGACGTAGGCGTTCCCGGGTCCGCCGGGGATCTCCCGCACGCTGGTCAGCCCCTCGTGGCGGTCTTCCAGCCCCTGGACGAGGAGGTCGAAGGTGATCCCGCCGAAGGTCGCTCGAGGCACCGGCTTACCTCCCCGCCCCCTGGACGGCTCGGGTGGGCCCGGCGTCGGTGCCCTGCTGGGCGGCGATCATGGCGTCCACCACGGCGGTCGCCGTCTGCCGGCCGAGCGTCTGGGTCAGGTCGTCGACGAGGGCGTCCCGGCTGGTGTCCGGCCCCACCTGGACGGCGACCCCGCCGACGTTCACCGTGACCGGGGCGGCGGCCACGGGCGTGGGGGGGACGGTGGGCTCGACGCGCGGGAGCGAGCCCGGCCCGCCGGCGCGGATGCCCGTCCCGGCCGTGGGGTCGAACGTGCCCCCCACCTTGGGCGTGCCGCCCGGGAAGAGGGTCGTCCGGATGGCCTCGCCCACCATCTCCTTGAGCACGTCCTGGAGGGTGGGTCCGGCCCTGATCGCCGCGAGGACCGCGTCCCAGAGGGTGCTCCCGATCTGCTTCCCGAGTCGCTTGACCTCGGCGTCACCGCCGCCGTCCCACCACTTCTGGAAGGTCGTCACCAGGGCGCCCCAGAGCGTGCCCCCGTTGTCCTCGACCCACTTCTCGTACGCCGTCGTCCACGCGTCGGCGACCTCCTGGCCCCGCTTCTTGGCGTCCGCCACCGCCTGCTGGTGGGACGCCTCCGACGGCCCGGAGGCGATCTGGTCCTGTTGGGCCTTGATGGCGGCCGTGGCGTCGTCGATGTACCCCCTCATGTTCTGCCACCGCTGGCCCTCGATCTGGAGGACGGCCACCCGGTCCTGGTAGCTCGCCAGCAAGTCCTGGGACGGCTGCAAGGCGTCGGCCTCCCGCCGGCGCAGGTCGGCGATGCGCTCCTGCAGGGTCTGGATCGCCGGCGCCCGCTGCCGGTCGTCGTTCAGGGCCTCCAGGCGCAGGCGCCGCTCCTGGAGGGCCAGGGCGATGGCCTGCTGCCGGGGGGTCAACCCGGCCGCCTCGGGGTCTTCCGCGCCGCCGGCGGCCCGCTCGAGGGCTTGGATCTCCCGGGTCAGCCCCAGCCGCTCGCTCATCGCCCGGTTCGAGGCGAGGGCCTGTTGGAGGCGCTGGGCCTCGGTCGAGTTCTGCAAGAGCTCGAGCTGGCGCTCGAGGGGCCGGAGCTGGGCCTCGAAGCCCTGCCGGATACGGTCGGCGCCGAGCTGGATCTCGGCGGCCCGCACCCCGATCTCGCCCAGTTCTCGGTTGATCCCCGCCATCTGGACGGACGCCGACCGGCCCACGCCCTCCAGCCGCGCGAGGTCGCCGCCCGCCGCGGCCAGCCCCTGCCGGGCCTCCTCGAGCGAGAGCGTGCGGGCCAGCTCCTGCACCACCGGGGTGGCCTTGCGGGTGGCGTCGGCGGCCTGCTCGATGGGGCGCCCCCACTCCGCGGTGGCGAACTCCCGGAAGCCGGGCAGGAGCTGGTCGAGGATCCCCAGCAGGGGGGCCAGGGCCTGGGCGGCGGCCGTGGCCAGCCGGACGAAGACCTCCGCGATGCCGGCGGCGATGGCCCGCAGCTGCTCGCCGTAGCGGTCGATCAGGGCCACCACGTGGGCGAACTGCTCCCCCAGGGCGTCGAAGAGGCGGGAGGTGGCGATCTGGCGCAGCTCCTGGCCGAAGGACTGGATGGTGGAGAGCAGCCCCTCCACCGAGCGCCCGTAGGCGGCGATGGCCCCGGCGTCGATGCCCCGGAACTCGAGCGCCCGCTTGACGATCTCGAGGTTGGGCACCCCCTCCTGGCGCAGGCGCTCGATCAGGGAACGGGGGATCTCGAACCGTTGCACGAGGCTCTCGAAGGAGCCGGACATGGCCTCCTGGAGGGCCACCACGCCCCCGGTGATCCCCTGGAAGGGGTCGAGCACCGCCAGTTGCTCGGCCACCCGGACCAGCTCCAGCAACTGGTCGGTCGAGCCCCGGGCGTAGGAGATGAGGGCCCGCCCGGCGCCGATGATCTCCTGGTCGTTGAAGGGCGAGACGGCGGCCTCCCGGCGCAGCACCGCGATGACGGCGGCGGCCTCCTGCGCCGAGCCGGTGTAGCGCTGGAACGCGACGGTGGCCCGCTGGAGCTCCTGGTTGCTGGCGAAGCCCTGGCGGAGCTGGTCGATCACGCCGCCGATGACGTCCCCGGCGGCGCCGGCGGCGGCCCCGATGAGGCGGAAGGCGTCGGCCACCCCGGAGACGCGGGTCGCGAGCCCGGTGCCGAAGCCACTCCCGGTGGCCTCCACCCGCTGCTGGAGGCGCTGCACCTCCGTGCCCAGCTCGCGCAGGCGGGACGACGCCTGGTCCTGCGCCGTGATCACCAGCTGGAGCTCGGCCGCCGTGGGCACGTCAGCTCACCTCGATGGACTCGGAAACCGGCGGGCGGCCGGCCTCGTCCTGCCAGTCCCGCACCAGCTCGACGGCGGCGGCCACCACGTCGGCGGGGGTGGCCATCAGCGCCGGCCAGCTCCAGCCGAACGTGCGGCAGAGGGTGAGGTCGCTGCGGACTTGCTCGCGCCAGCCGGCGCTTTTTTTGCCTCCAGCCCCGTGATGTGGGCGTCCAGGGCCGCGTCGATCTCCGCCGCCGAGTCCGGGTGCAGGGCCTCGATCGCCTCCCGGCTCAAGTCGACGTGGGCGCCGTCGGCGTCCACCAGGGACCAGTCCATCAGCCAGGTGCAGAGGCGCTCGACGTGGTAGGCGGCCCAGTCGACGGAGAGTTGCGGCCCGGCGCCCTGCGCGGCCAGGGCGTCGGGGACGGACAGGCCCGCCGACGCGAGGCGCCGCTGCTGGCCGTAGGTCAGCTCGGCGTGGACCAGCACCCAGTCCCCGTCGGAGAGCTCCAGGCGCACCGCCGCCCCGCTGGCGAAGCGGTCGCGCCGGCTGGTCTTCGTTACGGTCCCGTTCGTCGTCATATGCCCCCTTCTCTGGTCGCCCCGAACACTCCCGTTACGGGGCGGACGACCTCGTTACGGACGCCCCCAGCGGGCGCCGGCGCCCCCTATGCTCGGTCCCATGGAAAACTGGGTGATGCTCCTCCTCGCCGCCGTCGTGGTGTTCCTCCTCTTCCGGGAGTTCTGGTGCTGGTACTGGAAGCAGTCGGAGCAGGTCAACCTGTTGAAGGAGATCCGGGACAGCCTCCGCCGCCTCGAGGCGGCGGAGGCGCCGCCCGCCCGACGGGACGGCCCGCACCCGGGGCCCGAGCCGGACCCCGCCAGGGGCTGGCGCGACCGGGTGCTGGACCGGATGGCCGGCGTCCCGTGAGCCATCCTCCTACAGGTTCAGGGTCGACTGGTTGCCGAAGGCGGAGAAGCTGCCCCGCACCCGGGTCACCCCGTCCACCCGCGTCTCGATGCTGGCGTCCAGCCAGGCCAGCATCGAGATGTACTTGCTGGGCGCCCGGGCGGTGGGATAGAGGTACAGCTTGCAGCCGTCGGGGGACTCGGAGGCCGGGAAGAGCTTCGTCTCGTCCGTGTTCCAGTACCCCTCGTACGTGCCCCGCAGCGCCGGCCAGCCCTGCATCTCCTCCTGGTTGACCGAGTCGAAGTTGGTCACGTCCACCCGGGCGGTGCTCCGGTCCGCCGTCCAGGCGGTGAGGGTCAAGACGCGCGAGGCGGTGGTGGTGGCGGACGTACTGGCGTACAGGACTCCGTCGCGCCCGTGGTAAATCGGCACCGGCTTACTCCTTCTCGGCTCGCTCGGTCAGGTGCGCCACCAGCTGGGCGGCGCGGTGGTGGTACGTGTCGTGCTCGACCAGCGCCGACAGCCCGGCCGCCGCGTCGCGCCGGGCGGCCTCGTTCTTCAGGAAGTGCCGGCAGAGCGTCTCCAGCTCCCTGGGGGTGTCGAAGGTGGGCACCAGGGGGCCGAACTTCTCGGACACCTCGGCCCGCCGGTGGCTGATGGTGAAGACCCCGTCGGCGGCGAGCTCGTAGGCCCGGGGGTTGAGACTCTCGGCCCCGGCCGCGCCGGCGTCCCGGTAGAGGTTGAGCCCGATGCGGGCCCGCCGGTAGAGCCGCCCCGTGGTGGCGTTGTCCACCAACCCGGGGTGGAGGTAGGGCGCCAGGGGGTGCCGTTTGGGCACGTCGTCCCAGTAGCCGTACAGCCGGAGGTCGATCCCGCTCCAGTCCACCCCGGCGAGCAGCTCCATCCGCTCCGAGAAGCCGGTGCCGACGAAGACGACGTCGAACGGCCGGTCGGCCGGCGGCTCCCACGGCCCGTCGAGCCACCACCGCCCCGGGGCATGGGTGGCCGGGTCGTAGGCCGCCGGCAGGTAGTGGGTGTTCGGGTTGGCCTCCCGCAGGAAGGGCACCGAGGCCCGCTCCTGGGTGAAGCAGACGTCGTAGTAGGGCGCGGCGCGGGCCTGCTTCTCGTCGTCGTAGGGGCTCTCGGTGAAGACGACGGCCGTCCGCAGCCCGGCCCGGCGCAGGCACTCCGCGACGTCGAGGTGGAAGAACATCCCGGAGACGACCACCACCCAGTCCGCCTCGTGCCGCAGGGCGCGGGCGAGGGTGCCCTCGCTGGCGTGGTGCTGCTCGTCGTTCGGGGTGGGTTCGACCCCCGCGAGCGGCCCGCCGGCCTCCCGCTGCTTCTTCCAGAGCAGCTGGAGCCAGTCGTGTGAGGCGTCCAGGCGGGCCCCCAGGGCGTACTCCCAGACCAGGTGGCCCCCGGCCTTCAAGCCGCCCGAGAGCCCCGTGTACACGTCCCACGTGGCCCACGGGGCGCCCCCGTCGACGAGGAGGATCCTCATCCCGGCGCGACCTCGGGCTTCGTGCAGTCGACGCCGCAGTCCCACCAGCTGGGGACCGAGAGGCGGGGGTCGTCCCGGGCGATGTCCCCCTCGAGCCGGAAGCCGTTGCGCACCAGGGCCCGGCGCAGGGTGGCCCCGTCGTAGCTCCACTTGTGCCGGCTGGGCTGGATGGTGGAGTAGAGGAAGACCCGGCACACGCTGTCGAGGTCGTCCAGGTTCCAGAAGACCCCCTCCGGCACCTCCACCACCTCGTGGCGCTGCTCGAGGTAGCGGGCCAGGACGGCCCGGGTGTCCGGCACCACGACCCCCAGCCGGCCCCCCGGCACCAGCACCCGGCGGCACTCCCGCAGCAGCTCGTCCGCCTCGTCCGGCTCGAAGTGCTCGAGCAGGTGACCGCAGTAGATCTCGTCCACCGTGCGGTCGCCGACCGGGATGGGGGGGGCGTGGAAGTGCCGGTCGGCCGGCGTCTCGGGGTCGGCGTCCCAGTTGTCCCACCCCTCCAGACGGTACGCGCCACACCCGAGGTTGAGGCGCTTCAGGGGCCGGTTCACGCCACGACCTCCGGCACGAGCACCTGGAGCAGCGCCTCCCGGGCCTCCACCGGGGCGCAGCTGCGCGTCTCGTCCGTCCAGTCCTCCAGCGGGCCGGGCTTGGCCTGGGCGATCACCTCGGGCTGCCAGACCACCCGCTCGAGCCCGCCCCACTGCTCCACCGTCTCCCGGATGAAGTCGTAGTCGCCCTGGTAGCGGTTCGTCCACGTGCCGAGCTTCTCGGGGACGTTCGGGCAGACGATGTTCTCTGCGTCGATGTGGTCCTGCTTCAGCCAGCCCGCCGTGTGCCAGTACACCTGCTTCCAGGGGGCGATCCAGCGGAACAGGAAGACCCGGGGGTCGCCCTCGTGGGAGCGGAGCGCCCGGGCGATGCTGGGGAAGGCCCACCTGGTGTACACGTCGTCGTCCCCCAGCCAGGAGAGGTACTCGCCCCGGGCCACGGTGGCCCCGAAGTTCCGCTGGGGGTGGCCCACCATGTGGAGGCCGCCGTCGTGCTCGACGTAGCGCACCAGCTCGGGGTAGCGCTCTGCCAGGTCGGCGGCGCGGTCGAGGTCGTCGCAGAACGTCCCGTCGTGGACGTCGCCCACCAGGATGACCTCATACGGCAGCCAGTCGCCCTGGCGGAGCAGGCTGTTCACCGCCCGCTCGAGGGAGGGGCGGCCGATGGTGGGGACGATCACACTCAAGAGGGGCCGTGGCGGTATCCTCGGGGGTGGGGATGCGCCCGTCCGCCCCGGACGGCCCGGGCCGGTGGTAGCCCCTTTGCCGGTCAAGCCGGCGGGCGTAGCCCTGCTCACCATCGCTACACCGCCGTCACCTCGACCTCGAGCGCGAAGCCGAGCAACGGCACGCCGGCGGTGTCGACCGTGGTGTACGGTCGCGCCCCGCCGATGACCCGGGCGAAGTGGGCCACCCCGCCAAGGGTCACGTCGCCATCGATGGCGGCGGCAATGCTCCGCTGGCCACTCGGGGCCACGTAGGTGTCCAGGGCCTCCTGGGCCCGGTACAGGTCGGCGGCATTGACCAGCACCCAGCACTCGAACACCGGACGCCAGAGGCGCTCCGTGTCCGGCCCCATCGCCTCGTCGTACGTCCACCGGACGGGGCCGTTGACGCAGAACGCCGGGGGCTCCGGCTTGGGGTGCATCTCGGCGTAGGTGCGTAGGCCGCTGATGGTTTCTGCCCGGCGGCGCAGCCCGTCCCGCAGGTCATGGAGCGAACTCATGAGGCGCCCCCCAGCCGGACGACCACCTGCTGGCCGGCCCGGGCGAAGAGGCGCACGATCCGGTCGGCGTTCCTGGTGAAGGCGGGGAGCAGGAAGGGCCGGGCCCGGGTGCCCCGCCGGGCGATCCCCCGCTGCACGGCGTAGGGGGACACCCCGTGGCGCCGGGCCCACCCCACCAGGGCGGCCACCGGGGGCCAGTGGGGGCGGCTCCCCCGCTCGACGTAGAGGCCGTAGCGCACCGAGGGGCCCACCTCGCCCACCAGGCGCGTCCCCTGCCCCCGCACCCGGTGGGTGATGGAGTTCATCAGGCGCCGGGTGTCGTGCCGGACGTTGCGCCGGGCGTCCGCCTCCACCAGCAAGAGCGAGGTGGTCATCGCCCGCAGGCTCTCGGCGGCCACCAGCTCGGGGCTGCGGGCCAGCGCCCGGGCCAGGGGTTCGGCCCCCTCGAGGCGCAACTGGACGGGCATCAGACCATCACCCACTCGGCGCCGTAGACGCCGGCCTGACCCGCCTGGGCCGCCAGGAGCGCGGCGCCAGGCGAGCCCGGCCGGGAAAGGGGAAAGAGGAGGCTGAGGACGTCCGCGTCCTGGCGGGGGACGACCTGGAACGCGTCCAGCTCCGGCTGGGAGAGGACGGCGAAGGGCGCCTCCCGGCGCTTGTACCAACGGGCCCCCAGCAGGAGGTTGGCCTGGGCCACGGGGGCCGGGCAGCGCCCCCGCTCGTCCACGTAGCCCCAGACCCCGGTCACCCGCACCAGCTCGCCGGGGACGAAACAGTAGGGGTCGGTGCCCGCCGGCGGGGTGGCCCACAGGCGGAGCGTGTCGAAGGGGGGGCCGGAGTAGGGCTCGAGGCTGTACTGGTCGGCGGTGAGCGTGGTGGCGAACGTGCGGTCGCCGGCGGCGTCGACCTCCACCCCGGGGTTTGTGGAGCGGAGGTCGACCACCGGCACCGCATCGAGGGTGGCCGCCGCGGTCACCCGCACGGTGTCGGGCAAGGATACCCCGAAGGTGCGCCCGCAGAACCAGTCGATCCAGGTCTTGCCGGCGTCCAGCGCCCGCTGGAGGTCGACGTGGGTGGCCGTGTCCTCGGACGGCAAGTCCAGGAGCTGGGCCAGCTCTTCCACCAGGGCGTACGGGGGGACGAGCGAGACGGTCGCGCTCACGCGGGCGGCTGCTCCTCCTCGCCCTCAGCCGCCTCCTCGCCCTCAGCCGCCTCCTCGGCCTCAGCCGCCTCCTCGGCCCGCTCCTCGGCCAGCTCGGCCTCGGACTCGCGGGGCTCGGCGGCCTCCTCGTGGGCCTCGGCCTCGGACGGGCGCACGTCAACCGGCGGACCCGAGGGCGCCGGCGCCGGCTGCGCGGGCTGGCGGCGCGGGGGGGTCGTGCTCATAGCTTTGTCCTCGTAGGCGCGGCGCACGCTAGTAGCCGGTGATCCGCACGATGGCACTCGGCCTCCAGCACACGAACGCCAACCGTTGCTCGGCCAGGATGGTCTGCTGGTTGCGGATCAGCTGGTCGTTGATCAGGCCCACCCGGATGGCGCTCTGCTCCCGATCGAAAATGCTGGTCGCCTGGGCCCAGGGGGCGACCAGCACGGTGTCGACGGGCACGTTCTCGTCCTCCACCACGGGGAGCCCGAAGACGGTGGGCACCCCCAGCACGTTGGGCGGGCCCATCAGGTACTGCCCCAGGGTGGCGCTGGCGGCGTTCTCCCGGAGGAGCCGCACCTGCTCGTAGTCGACCGGGTTCATCAGGTAGGCCGTGGGGGCCAGCTTCGCCCCCGTCCGGGAGAGGGTGCGGGCGTGGAACAGGGCGTCGACCTCGTTGAACGAGCCCCGCCCGAAGGTCTGGATGCCGACCTGGTTGATCACCCCCAGCAGGTTCTCCCCGGTGCCGTCCCCGGCGATGATCTGCCGGGAAACCTCCTCCTGCACCCCCTGGAGGAGCTGGGTGTTGATGACCCCCCGGATCGCCGGGGCATCGGCCAGCAGCCTATTCGTCACCGGCAGCCAGGTGGCTGCCGTCCGCACGTAGGCGGTGACGTTGGCATAGACGAGCGTGCTCTCGGGCTTGCGCCCGTCGGTGCCGGTCAGGGCCGAGCCGGTGGCCTCCGGGACGAAGGAGACGTTCAGCGTGCGGGTCGTCTGCTGGATGTACTCGATGGCGTCGCTCTCGGTGGTGAGCCGGGGCACCAGGTCGAGCACGTTGACGATCTTGGGCAGGATGTCGATGACGGTGGAGCGCACGTCGGTGGGCACCAGGGCGGCGCCCCCGACGGTGCCGGCGAGGGTGGCCTTCCACTCCAAGAGCGAGGTACCGTCCGAGAGGGGGGCGGCGAACTCGAGGCGATTTAGCCCGCTGTTGAGCAGGCCGTGGTTCTTCGCCTCGAGGTACTGGACGCTGCGGGTGAACTGCTCCCCCGGGGTGAGCGGGCGGCCCTTCGTCCCCGGGGCCCCCTGCGCCGGCTGGGCGGGGAGCAGGGGCTTGGAGTAGTGGGCGAGCATCTCCTCCGTCTTCTGGCGGAGGTTGAGGGCCTCCTCGGCCCCCCCGATGCGGTCGTGGAGGAGGTCGGCCTCCGAGAGCAGGCGCTTGACCGTCTCGAGGTCGTCGCCCGTGAGGGGCTCGGCGCCGGGCCCGGTATGCTTCAGCTCGATCTCCGAGGCGGCTTCCAGGCGGGCCTTGGCCTCCTTGCGCATGTCCTCCAGCGTCATGTTGGGGCCGAGCTCGGTCACCACTGCGGCCATGTGATGGGCTCCAATCCGTGGGCGCGGCGGCCGGCGTTGATGCGCACGCGCCGCAGGTGGGCCTCGACCAGCGAGTGGCCGGGGCGGGCTTCGGGGGGCGGCACGACGTCCCGGTCTTTGACGGCCGTGACGGTGGCGCGGGGTTGCATGGGGAGGGCGACGACGCTGACCTCGAGGAGCTCGACCGCCTTCAGGTTGCGGACGTTCTTCTGCTCGTCGTGGTCGAAGTCCTTGGCGATGAAGCCGATGGAGAAGCTATCCAGCGACCCGTCCGAGAGCAGGGTGTGGACGTCCTGGCCCAGGCGGGTCTTGGAGATGCGGAAGCGCCCGAAGAGGCCCCGCTCGTCCTCGTAGAGCTCCAGGGGCCGCCCGAGCACCTGGGCGGCGTCGTGGGCGTAGAGGAAGCGGACGCGCCCCCCGGCCTCGAGCGTCTGCTTGAAGGCCCCGGGGTGGACGACGTCGTTGCCGAGGTCGCGGTCCCAGGTGGAGGCGTACCCGGCCACCTCCCAGCCGTCGTCGGCGGCCTTGACCTCCGCGATCTTCTGGGGGAGCCCGTAGGTCAGGGTGCCGGACAAAAGGAGTGCCCCTCTATGGCTCGGCCACAAAGGGGCACCGCTCGGCTATTTGGCTCGCTCTGCCGCTTTGGCACTCGCGAGCAGATTGGCTGCGCGTACTCTACGGCTACTCCGTAGCGGCTGTCAATCCCGGGGCGCTGCGGACGTCGGACTTGCACCGGGGACACTTGAAGGCATACGGAGCGGCGGCGTACTCGGCGAGGCGCCGCCCGCAGCCCGTGCAGCGCAGCCCGACGTCCACCTGCTTGCCGTCGACCGTACCCGTGCCGGCACTCGCCCGGGCCAGCCGCACCACGTCCCAGCCGCGCTGCTTCACGCCCGCCCCATCAGCCGCTGCCAGGCCGCCGGCCAGCGCCAGTAGTTGGCCTTGAGCGACCACTTGTCCAGCACGTCCCGCCGCAGGGCATTCGCCACCCAGCGGCGCTCCTCCTCAGCGGGCCTGGCGACCAGGTACTCGAGGTACTTCTCCCACTCGTCCGCCGTGGAGGCGAGGAACCCGCTCTCGTAGTCGGAGACGACCTTGCCGTACACCGTCGGACTGGCCACGACGGCGGCCCCGCTCAAGCCGAACTCCCACGCCTTGATCGGCGTCTTACTGCGGTTGAAGGGGGTGTCGTCCAGGGGGCAACAGCCGACGTCGATCCCCACCATCCCGCGGGGGTAGTCCTGGGCCGGTAGCCAGGAGATGCGGATCACCCGCGAGTCAGGGACGTGGGCGGCCACCACCGGGGGCTGGTGCCCGAAGACGACGAAGAGCACGTCCGGGTAGCGCCGGGCGAGGCGGCCCCAGGCGACCGCCATCTCCTCCAGGTCGGCGTCCGGCCGGTTGCCCCCCGCCCAGCCGATGGTCACGTTCGGGCAGGGCCGGGGCACCCCCCGCTGGCGGCTCGTGAACCAGCCGGCGTCGATGGCGTTGGGCACCACCTCCACCGGGGCCGAGGTGTAGCGCCGCACGGTGCTGGCGAGGTACTGGGTGCTCACCGTCACCCCGTCGCAGCGGGCCAGGGCCCACAGGGCCGCCACCCGGTCGGCCTCGAGCTCCGTCCGCGTCTTCTCCGGGTTGATCCGGCCCAGCTGCTGCTCGGTCATGAAGGGGGTGAAGAGGTCGTCGTCCGCCTCGAAGAAGACCTTGCGCCCCCGCTTGCGGAGGGTGTCCAGCCACTTGCCCGCCCGCTTGCGGTCGGTGCGGTGCCAGGCCAGGCGGCACAGCACGATGGCCTCGTAGCCCTCGAGCGGGACGTCGATCAGGGAGGGGTCGCGGACGTGGACCCAGTCGCAGGGGTAGCCGTGCAGGCGCAGGAAGCGGGCCGGCTGCCAGGCTCGCCAAAGTGAACATCCCGACTCGTCGCCCACGATGGACAGCACCCGGGGGCCGACCAGGGGCGCGTCCAGTAACGGGTCGAGGCGGGGGAGGGGGAGGGTGGTCGTCACGCTTGGTCGTCCACCAGGGGGATCAGCGACATCCGGCAATTGGGGTGCAACAGGCCAGGATTGCTGGAGAGCGGGACGACCTTGCCATTCCTCGACGCGCAGGGCTCGTCGGTGTCCTCGTTCTCCACGATCTGCACCCGGCTCACCAAGCCCGTCGCTTCGTATCTGGAGACGGCCGCCGCGTTCTGGGCGATGGCTAATTCTGTGCGGCTAATCGTCTCCGCCCGCCCCCGCCACGTCTCGAGGTACAGCCCCCGGATACCGCCGTAGCCGTCGGCCGGCACCCCGTTGGCGATCTCGTGGTCGGAGTAGCCCCGCTCCTGGCCCACCTTCAGCACGTCCCGCAGCTGGTCGCGGGTGCTCAGGTCGATCCGCACCACCTGCTCGGCGGCGAGCGCCAGCTGCTTGCGGGTGGCCTCGTCGTCCAGCCGGAACTCCTCGGCCCCAAGGAACGGGAAGACGGACTGGAGCAGCTCGTGGACGGCCTCGAGCATCCGCAGATACCGGGGCATGAGCACGCGGGCGAGGAAGCCCTGCTCTTCCTCGGGGTCGTAGAGGTCGTCCAGGCGCATCAGCTGGGCCCCGGCGCCGCCCGCACGATCCCGGTGAGCGCCCCGTAGCCGAAGGCGAAGCTCCACGAGCTGAACGGGGGGCCGCCGTGCCGCACCCACCCCCAATCGAAGACGCGTCGGCGCTCCAGGCTGAGGATCACGGTCAGCCGGCGGCGACGGGAGAACCGGAGGTCCACTCGGCGGTCCATTAGCGCCCCTCACAATCGAGGTTGCTGAGGCGGGTCTTGCGGGGCGACCAGACGCCCCGCCAGCGGGTCCGGTTGCCGGTGAGATAGGCCAAGACGCTCTGCATCGGCCAGCGGTCGTGGGGCATCACCGCTTCTTCCGCTTCTTGTGGACGCCGGTGATGGTCCTCTTGTTGGCCGAGGCGTAGAAGATCCTCGTCCCCCGGGTCTTGCCGTATTGACGGGTCATGGCTTTCTTGATCTTGGCGCCCTTCTTCGTGAGCGGCATCTCACGCGGCCCCCTTGCCAACCGGCGCCACGCGTGGAGCGCCGGCCCGCGTCAGCACCCGCTCCGCCTGGCCGCTCATCCAGGCGTCCAGCTCCTGCTCGAGCATCGGGCGCATCATGGCCTGGAGGACGGTCATCAACTCCGGCACGTAGGCCAGCGACTGCTTGCGCTCGGGCACCGACAGGGCCCGCCGCTCCTGCGGCGCTTGGCCGTCCTGCTGTCCACCGGGTGGCCGGTTGGCCGCCGTGATCTCCGCCATCTGCCGGGCCTGCTCCAGCGGATCCTGGGCCTCGCCCAGGCCGTTCGGCAGGGGCTCCAGTCCCACCTGGGCCCGGGCCTCGTCTTTGGTGAGCCAGCCCTTCTCCACCCCCACGCTGACCCGGGCGTAGACCTCGTTCTGGTCCTCCTGGAGGGCCCGCACGTTCGTCGTGTCGTAGCGGAAGCGGACGGCCTTGTCGGGGGCGTAGTCCACCCACAGGAGCTGCTTCGTGTACGTGGCCGCCACCACCCGCCACAGGGGGTTCACGGTCTGCTCGTAGAAATGCTCCTGGCCCTGGCGGACGTTGTTGTAGATGCTGTGCTCCAACCCGCTGGCCAGGTGGATCAGGGTGGGCGGCACCCCGGTCACGGCGCCGATGCGGGTCTCGGGGATGTAGTGGGCCTCTTTCAGGTTCAGCTGCTGGGGGGAGAAGCCGAGCTGCTGCACCGTGCCCCCGTTGCCGACCACGGCCACCCGCCCCCGGTTGGGCCCGGTCAGGCTCTCCTGCAGCCGGTCGCGCACCTGCTCGGCCTGCTCCTGGGTCAGCACCGGCCCGGGCGGGACGGTGACGGCGAGCGAGGTGACCCCGGTATTCTTCAAGACGGCGTCGGTGAAGCGCGTCGCCTCCTCGTCGGAAGCGATCTCCCGGATCAGGCGCCGCAGGGGCGACATCCCCAGCCGGTGGTCGGCGTCGTCGATCTGGAGCCGGAAGTGGAGCACGTCTTCCGGGGGCAGCTCGTCCCGGAACCCCTTGCCGTCGTCGAAGACGTAGTGGCTGATGAAGACGCCCCGGCGCCGGTCGTCCTCGGTCGTCTCCGGCTGCATCTGGGTGGGGCTAATGGGCCAGAGCTGTTTGACCGCGCCCGCGCGGTCGCGGATCTTGCGCAAGTAGGCGTTGCCGTCGACGTTGAGCACGAAGGCCAGCCAGCCGTTCAGCTCCGCCTGGGACAGCGAGGGGTGGGGGTCGGCCAACAGCTGCATCACGGGGTGGCCGTCGATCCAGTCCTCGGTGCCGTCGGCCCCGTGGCGGCTGACCCGCAGCGGCGCCTCCTGGAAGGCCGAGGCGAGCTCCTTGAGGCAGGCGAACACCGCCGAGTTCAGCGTGGTCGTGCCGCCGAAGGCCGTCGTTACCGGGTTCCAGTACGCCCCCCCGAAGGCGTCCGGGGTGTAGGTGTCCGTGGTGAAGACCACGGAGGTCTGCTTCAGTTCGGGGGCGGGGGCGGGGGGCGGCTCGGGCATCCGGGCCTTCAGGTCTTCCCCGCGCAGGTAGTCGCGCACCAGGGTCAGCACACTAGCCATCGTCGTCGTCGTCCTCGTACGGTTCCCGGCCCTCGAGCACCCGGGCCCTGACCCGGCGGTGTCCCGCCGCCGCCTCGTCCCAGGTCGCGTAGCGCCGGCAGTAGCTCTCCTGGAGGTCGTCCTCGCTCTTGAAGAGCATCGTCTCGAAGAGCAGGGGAGGGCCGGCCCCGTACTGGTGGTCGAAGCCGAGGAAGACCGTGGACAGCCACCGGCCGTCCGGGAGCGTCTCCTGGGCCACGGCCCGTTTCGGACCCGGGTGCTCAGCCCACCACCGGCTGAAGGCCACGATGTCCACCGGCTTCGGCTCGTGGCCCTCGAGGACGTAATGCTCCCAGCGCATCAGAACACCCACTCCGTCGGTTGGCTGGCCCCATAGTACGCCAGCGCGAGCGCAATAACGCAGTCATCATGCAGCGTCTCCGGGGCCGCGTACCGGATCAGTCCGCTCGGTAGGCGCTCGGCCTCGAACGCCAGCAGCTCGTTCAGCAGCACCTCATCCTTGAGCAGGCGCAGCTCCTCCCGCTCGAGCGCCAGGGCCAGGGCGTCGATCACCGCCATCTTGCTCGCGTTCGTCGTCTGGAACGGGTAGACGGGCAGGCTCATCCGCTGGAGTTGCTCGACCAGGGGCTCACCCATGGCGTTCTGCTCCGCAAAAATTGCGTCGGGTTTGAACCGCTCACAGAGCGCCCGCAGGCGGCCCAACTGGACGGCGTAGTCCACCTGGTTGCTGCGGTCGAGGGCGACCACCTCCTTGGTGGTGCAGTCGATCACCACGAAACACGAAAAATCCAGGGCGCGCCCCCAATCACAACCAACCGAGTAGCGGTGACCCTCGAGCGCTCCAGCCTGGGGCGTCGCCATCGCCGCCTCGAGCACCTTCCTGAAGACCTGGCCCTCCGCCTCCAGAAATACCGCATTGAATTCCTGGGCGAAGGTGCGCTCGGGCAGGGTGCGCCGGCTGTCGTCCACCTCGTCGGCGGGGATGTAGGGGTTGGAGAGGGTGGGCATCTGCCAGGCCGCCCAGTCCGGATAGCCCGGATCCGCTCCCCGGTCATACAGGCGCTTGAAGAAGTTGAGCCCCTTGGGGGTGGACAGGAACCAGGCCCCGCCCCGGTAGTCGACCAGGGTCGGGCGGAGCACGGCGTTCCAGGCCTCCTCGAGGTGGCGCACCATGGCCGCCTCGTCGACGATGACCTCGGCGTACTTGCGCCCCCGGGCGACGTCGGGCTGATCCAAGCTCCACATCTCGATCACCCCCCCGCCCAGGAGCTCGAGCCGGTGCTGCTGGCTGTCGATCCGGGAGAGCACGGGGCCCGCCGCCCGGCGCACGTCCCGCCAGACCTCGGTCAGCATCCGGTAGGAGGGGGAACACCAGGCGACGGGGTTGCCGGGGAGGGCGCGGAGCAGCAGCCGGTTCACCCCCAGGGTCGTCTTGCCAAACCTGCGGCCGCAGCAGAGCACGTTGAACCGGGACTGCCCGGCCAGGACGGCAGCCTGGGCCTTATGGGGCCTGGGGAGCGTCACCGTCAGGACCGGCATCGGGATACTCCACGCGGATCACCAACTGCTCGGCCCCGGGGCTCGAGAGCTCCATCTGCTGGAGGGCCTTGCCGAAGCCCCGGTCGGCCAGCCAGGCGGCCGCCTCCATCCGCAGGCGCAGCGGCGCCTTCTTGCGCCCCCGCAGGACGGAGAGCATGAAGGCCACCAGCTCGGCCCCGTCTTTGGTCTGCTCCCGCACGAGGGAGGCGATGCCCTTGGGGCGCCCGCCCGGGTTGGCGCGGTTGCCGGGCGTAAAGCGACCGTTTTCGCCCCGGTTCTGCGGTGACGCGACCAGCGCCTCAGCGGCCATAGTTCCGGTTCAATTGCTCCCGGGTGAGGCGCCACAAGTGGTCGCCGCAGACGAGGCATACCCGTCGGGTCAGGAAGCCCGCGGGCTCGTTCGTCAGCGTGCCGTCGGGACGCTCGACGTGGTAGACCCGCTCGAGGCGCAGGGTGACCACGGGGACGCCCGAGGGCCACGCCGTGTCCATCTCCTTGTCGCAACGGCCGCAGAAGAGGACGTCAGTCGCCACCGGTCACCCCCACCGCGACGTCGACGTGGGGCAGGCGCCCCTCCTCCGGCTCCAGCGGGCGGCGCCGGACAAAGAGCCGGAACACCCGGCAATCGTCCTTGATCGCGCCCCCCGCTTGCAGGGCATCCAGGAGGGCCGTCGTGACGCGGTCGAGGTCGAACTTGCCACCCGCCGCCACCACGGCCTCAACGGCCAGGGGCCAGCGCACGTCCGGCGCCGTCCAGCCCGCTGCCTCCACCGCGCCCCGCACGTACAGGCTCCAGACCGCGCGGCCCGCTTCGTAGGCCGGGGGGTAGGCGGTCCGGCGGCTCCCGTTCTTCAGCGGTTGCTCCCTGGGGCGTTGCCAGGAGACGACGCCGGGCAGGGTGAGCCGCAGCGTGGCGCTCTCGTCGGCCAGGCGCTGCATCGCTCGAGCCAGCCGCACGGAGCGCGCCCCGGCGTTACGGGCGGCCATCGCCTCCCGCTTCACGCGCTGGTGCTCGGTCGCCGTCAGCAAGACTCGAGTCCTCTGCGCTAAGGATACGACGCACCCACGAGGCGATCTCCTGGTCGACCGGGCGTTTGCCCCGCTCCGCGCCCTGGACCTGCTGGTAGGAGAGCCCGAACTCCCGGGCCAGGCGCCGGATCGACCAGCCCACCAGCTCGCGGGCCGTCCGCTGTTCGTCGGGCGTCGCCGCCGGGCCGTCCTTCGTCCGCCGAGGCCGCTTGCGCAGGGGCGGGGGGCGCTGCTCCCAGGGGGCGATGCGCCCCTCCTGCCGGCGGACCGCCCGGGAGTGCTCCGCCTTGAGCAGGCCGGTCACCAGGGAGCGATAATGGACCTCGCAGAGCGCGTAGGTATAGCCCAGGGCGTCGGTGTAGGCGCGGGTGGGGGGGGTCGTGAACGCGGGCGTCCCGACCTCGCCCAGGACGCAGCACGTGGCCCGCTTCACCGGGGTCTCTACCGACAGACCCAGTGGCGCGGGCCGCCGACGCGATAGAGGTACGCGGCGGCGTAGGCGTTCGCCACCGCATGGAAGGGCGAGTAGCCGGCCCACCCCGAGGCCCGGCTCACCCACGTCCAGGTGCTCGGGATCATCTGGAAGAGGCCGGCGGCGCCGCTCGCGCGGTTGTAGGCCCCGGGGAACCATTTGCTCTCGCACCAGGCGATCTTGCGGAGGTGCCCGGCCGCCCAGGGGATGCCCTCCTGGGCGGCGGCCTGGTCGATCAGGTCGGGCACGCTCTGCCCGTGGGCGTCGGCGCAGGAGAGGGCGATGTAGGACGCCAGGATCGTCCCCGCCGTGAACCCGAGCAGCCAGTTCTTCATCCCGCCGCCTCCTCGAATAGGGGCAGTTGCGTGGCCGGGGCCCGATAAGCCCGCAGCAGGAGCCGCTGGACGTCCAGCCACGTCAGCCCGCACGCGGCGCTACAGCGGGCCGGCTCGTCGAGCCACAGGCACCGCCGTCGCCCGGTCGACCCCGTCCACGAGGACGAGCCCAGGCGCACGATCCCGATCCCGCAGCGGGGGCACGGCACCGGGACGCTCACCCCCGCTCCCCCTCGAGCACGCCCGCCGCCCACTCGCCCAGGCGGGTGTTGACGTACCGGCGCCCGCTCTCGGCCTCCGCCACCTGGCTCCGGGACAGCCCCACCCGGGCCGCCAGCTCCCACTGCTTCAGCCCGGCCAGGGCCCGGGCCGCCTTGAGCTGCTCCGGGGTGACCGCGCTCGGGGGCCGGGTGCGGGGGGCGTCCTCCCGCGAGGTCGAGCGCCGGAAGCGCCGCGCCGCCCCCCGGATCTCGGTGGCGAAGCGGTGCAGGCGGATGTGGTAGTCCTCCCCGTCCCAGGCCGGCGCGGCCGGATCGCCGTTGAAGTCGCCCACCGGGGAGGGGCCGTCCTCGCTGGTCGTCACCGGCCACGGGGGGGCCTCCCCGTCCACCCGGACGACCTTCAACCCATCTCGGCGATAGCGGACGGTCATCCCGCAGCGTCCTCAATAGGGGCGGGTTGGATACGGCGGCGCCGCAAGCGATCCTTCAGGTACTCGATGTCGCCGTTGTCCTCGAGCCACGCCATCCAACGCAGGATGGTGAACTCGTCGTCGACGGCCCATTGCTGATCGGCTTCCTTCCCTCCACCGCTCAACTTCGTAATCACGTGCGGCCCTAACTG